GAATCAAATCACTCGATTCACTTTTTGCTGTCATTTCGTCAGCCACGTCTTGCAATTCTTCACACAAAAGTTCACTGACAAACTGTCGATCTTGAAAAACACGGACAGCTCTATCAAGATTTTTCAATTCAGCTATAAGAGATCTTTTTGTTTTAAACCACCTAAACATTTTCTTCCTTTCTCGGCAGGTGTTTAACCCACTCTTTTAGAGGGACACAAACGAAAGAATCTTCGACAGGTGCCGCTCTTTTCTTACAAACCACAACCCAGTTAGAAGCACCAGCATTCTCAGCTTCTTGTTCAGCTTCTTCAAAAAAAGAAGTGAGCCTAGAAGACCAGTCCTGCACGTTTTTACATTCAATAACTGTGTCCGGAACTCCAATAATGTCGCCCTTATCTAAACCGCCTGAAAGGGCTCGGCGTTCTACTTCCAAACCAGTTTTAAAATTGATGTATCTAACGACAAGAGTCTCAAACGCTGTGCCTTTAGCTTTATTCTTAGAACTCATTAAAAAGGTTCTTCGTCAGTTAAAGTCTGGACTTCGTGTCGTGCTTCTTTTATTAACTCTTGTTCTTCTCTAGGCCAAGGAGGTATTTGTTTACCAATACCAGAAATGGTGATCTTCATTTTGCTACGCTTCTCACCATCTTTTTCCCACTCGTCAGTTTGAAGTCTTCCCGTGAGAATAACTGAGTCGCCTTTTTTCAAATCGGCTACACAATTAAGACCTAATTGCTCCCAAGCTTCACCATCAACAAACTGTTTATTACCTTCTTTGCCTGTCTTGTTAGGTAAAATCAGCCGCATTTTAGCGATGTCTTTATCACCAGCTTTTTGTAACTCTGGGTCAAAAGCCAACGAAGCATACGTTGTTATATTTACACTCATTCTTTCTCCTTTGATTTAGTTGATGGGTGAATGGCGTTGTTATTTAAAGCGCCACGAACGGTTTCTATTTCTTCACTGGTTTTAATATCAGTAGATTTTTTTATCTCCCGACCTAAAACTTCGCCCGCTATTTCTCTTACCGCTTTGGCATCGAAACCAAGATCTTTGCCTCGTTTAGCGAGCTTTTTAAGGTCTTCTGTGAGGTCATTCGGAACGACCGAAAGGGAAGTAGCTTGATCTGGAGGGGGAGTCTTCGATCCAGTAGCCGCCGTAGCTACACCACTTCCACTTTCGGTCTTCGACATTTCATCAGTGGTTGAGTATTTACCTTCGTCTTCTTTCACCCATAAACTAAGAGCGACCCCAAATCTCATAGCACCATTACGAATAGCATCACCAATAAGTTCTTTTTCTTTTTCGTTTTTACGGGCTTCAACAGTCCCAACAGCCGGCAAGGTTTTACCGTGAATAGTTAGCCATATCCAGAAAGAAGAAGGCTCACCGTTCTTATCAGTGCCGAACCTTGGCAGACCGTTTTCTTCCCATGACATAGGTTCCCAAGACCAGAAAGGGTCAGCTTCAATTAATGCTCTTGTAGTGTTTGCATGTCCCAAGTAATCAAGAGTTGCCCCGCCCCTGTTTTGGTGACCGATCATCTCTTTAGGTGGCATGAACCACGTGTGATACAACTCCAAAAGCTTTTCACCGGAGGTTGTGTTATCTATATAGCTCGGTGTTGCTGACCCTTCCTGATCTTTAATAACTGTCATTTATCTAACTACCTCCAATAGCTCTAACTGCTCATCATGTCTTACAGGTATTTCAAGCTTGTAAAGATGCAAGCCAGACCCGCCAACCCGTTTACGTTTAACAACATAAGAACCAAATTTTGGTTTTCTTAAATCTCTCAAACGTGCAGAAACACTTTGAGTTTGGCAACCAACCCGTCTGGATATTTCTTCTAAAGACCGCCAACGGCCGTCACTCATAACATCCCTTACTTGTTCAAGTTGGGTACCTAATCGTTGACCATCTAATTGTTTATCGAAAGTCACTCCATCAAACATTGACAACCTCCTTTTTAGTATTTGGATTCCAAGTTTGAATGACATGCTGAGTTGACTTTTCAACATCAAGTTCTTCTGTAGGTAAGAGTTGGCAAGTGGAATTAAAGTTGCAATATCTACATCTCCAATAACCTCTTGAAGCCATAAATGTTGGGGGGTTGCCTAGAACACCCTCAACAGGGTCTTGCCTTGGCGGGATTACACCTGCCTCAACTTGGTCGGCGACTCTTTGCATTCTCATAAGCTCGGTTAAAACAAGTTCACGTAAAGTCTGACCGCCCTCGTATTTACCACAAGGCGGGACTACATCATCAAGCCGTTGTTCAAATTCAAGAGTTTGACCTACCTTGTATTTGCCAAAATCCATGTTCTCTTTATTAATCATTATTATTAAAACGCCGTCAGCCCCGACCCCATGTGCATAGATGCCGGCTTGAATAAGATGCTCTATTTTTGGGCCGGCTAGTTCATTACTTTTTGCGTTACCTTCAGCACAAATTCTGAATGGGTAACCTGCACTCGTTTTAATCTCAACAATTATTTTCTGATCCGCAATAGTTAATAACCCGTCAGCGGAGCCACTCACGTCATAACCCAAAGGTGTTAAATCAATCGGCACCTCCGACTCGAAATCTGGGAAAGCATCATGGAGAGCGCTTTGCACTCTTATGTGCATCTCATTACCAATATCTAAAGCAATCAGATTTGAAAGATAAGGAACGTCTAAAGGAGTCACCCCAGCCATCCCGAAAGCCATCTGACGCTCACATGAATAAACAGATGATGCTCTTCCTAAAGTAGAACAAGCTGTTGCTTTACCACCAGATTCTTGTTCAGAAAGCCATCTGTGCTGTAAAAACTTTTCTACAGTACTTGCAATAAAACCGTTTTCGGCTATATGATTCGACATGTATTTACCCCCGTCGTACTGGGGCTCCAGCCGATTTATTTACCAGTTAAAAATGGTCTTCCACATACCAAACGGTAAACCATTCCACAAACTAGGTAACGACTTTCGACCGGAACTCCATATGTTTAATAAAGGAGAGAATAGTTGGGTTACCCGCATAAGTCAAGCTACTCATTAAATAATCACAATTTGATTAAAAACCTCAATCTGCGCGAAGATCAAAGCATGGATGACATAAACAGTATTTACCACCTTGCAAAGCGTTGTGTTGATGAGTCGGTTCCAAGAATGAAACTGGCTGATGGGGCGATGCTCCATGACTACACATGGATAATAAGAAACTTTATAAAAGACACCGGGATGACTCAATTAAAAGATCTAGATACTCAGGAAATTAAACAATGGATATATGCGAACAAAAACAATAAAGGTGTTTTACTTAAACCGGCTTCCCAGCGACAAAGATATAAAGCTCTTAACAAAATGTTTCGCTACTGTGTGGAACTAAATCTCCTAGAGGAAAACCCTTTAAGGAATGTTCCCACTGTCGAACTTCCTCAAGTCTCACCAAGACCGTTCACTAAAGCAGAAGCCTCAGCTTTGATGAGTGCGGCAAGAAGAATAGATATAGAAGACCAAACACGTTTCCCTAATGAACGTCACGTCTTAGGTAGACCATATGAACTGGCTATGTCTTTAATGCTTCAAGAAGGTTTAAGAACTATAGAAGTGTGCAGGTTGCACACTTGGGATATTAATTTTGAGTCCCGTGTTTTCATCGTTAAAGGTAAAGGTAATGAAGAAAGAACGCTCCCTATCACAGATCAGACTTTTGAAATTCTCACAGATCACATGGAAAAAATTGGCCACGAAGAGGGCGCACTGTATTTAAAAGCGTTCACTTATGAGCAGATAAAGCCTTCAACTTTTGGCGCAAGATTTAGGAAAGTCTTTTATGCAAGTGGCGTTAAGAAACGACCCAAAGATGGGAAGACCGCTCACGCCGCCAGACACACCGCAGGAACCGATGTTTACAGAGAGACAAAAGATATTCGTGCAGTTCAAGAAATGTTAGGACATAAGCATGTTCAAACAACTTTAACTTATGTTGCTAAACCGTCCGGAGAAGCCTTAAAAGAGGCTATGAATGGAAGAAAGTATTAAGGTATTTGACTTAATTATATATATGTGATTAATGTTTATAAATAAGTAAATAACCTTGGAGGAGGAAAGCTTGCCATGAATGCTTTAGCACAGCTAATAGTGCGTACTCGTAAATCTCGACGTTTATCCCAAACGCAAGCAGGGAAAGAACTTGGATTTACACAAACAAAAATGTCCCGTGTGGAGTTAGGGACTTCTAAACCATATGAGGATGTGAACACAATCGCTCAATGGTTGGATGTATCTATTGAACGTGTTCTTAGGTTGTTAGAAACACCGGCTGGTGTTGATAAAGATTTAATGACAGTCGCAGAGATGACCCAGCAGAACGTCGAAAAAATCGAAGAGGTGGAACAGTTTCTTGTAGAAAAAATACATGATATTCACTCAATGCTCTATGAGCTTTTAAGCATGGCCTCGCCGCCAAGTGCAGACATGATCGGTGCCGCAATAAAAATGCAAAGAGAAAATTATGGGCATAGCTTACAAGATGTCTCTCATCAGACTGGTCTACCAGCATCGCTTATTAAACGCATGGAAGAAGGTGTCGCAGGTTTCGGGTCGAACATACCTGATATTGCCGCTTATTTAGAAATGAAAACAAGCGACATAGAACTACTTTTGAATATAGAAACACAAGAATACAAAAAAATGTTTGCTGAAAGAATGCGAAAGAATGTAGAAGAGAGAGGTAAAACTGGAGCAGATTACCAACAACCGTCTATAGAAAACTTTCGCAAAATGGTAAGTGACGTTACTGAGAGTATGGAAAAAAGCAAAACACAGAAAACAGAGAAGGAAGTTAACGGGAATGTCTGAATCAGAAACGTATATCAGTCAAATTAAATTAAATAAAAATTATGAAGAACTGCAAGCATTTAATAACGAAAACTCTGAACCCGTGAACACATTTATAAAAGTTAATGATCCTACTAGGTTTCACCCAAGAGCAGTTGACCCTGACATTGCGGCGATCTTAGATGCAGAAGCAATGCAATGGCATTTAGATAAGGTTCACCGAGATATGTTCTATGAAAAATATGTTGAAGCTGGAAAGTTTTTAGGCTCTCAAGCTTTGCAAAGATTAATATTTTATATGGACACCAAAGAAGTTATAACCCATAGCGGTTGGTCATTTAATGAAAATAATTTCATTGAAATTACAAAAGTCCCATTTCTGCCATTAACACCCCAACAGCGTGAAAGCCATAAAAGAAATCTTGCATACTCAGGCTTCTCTGTAAGCAGTCATCTACATGAAGGTATAGAAATGCACTCAGTAATGTTCCGAACCAACAAACGTACCGCAGTTAGTTTCACAAGAGTCATGGAACAAGGTGACTTTTTATCAAATGAAATAGCAGAAAAAATAGCCGGAGCTAACGCTTGGCTTGAAAAAGAACACGCCAAGGTTAACCCCCAAAACCATTTCCCTGACCCAAGTTGGGGCAGGGGTGCAGCCTAAACAGTTAAACTAGAAGTTCCTTTATTTCCTAGTTTTTGAGCAAAAGCCCCTTTTAGAACGCTGACAGCAGCAGCTATACCAGCACCCGCCATCATCTTCCATTGGTCTACGCCTAAATCAAACATTGAGTTTGATGACATGGCTCCAATTGCAGCCTGAAAAAACGTGGCACAAACCCTCTCACAAAGATCCCTATTTATCATTTACCATTTCTCCTTATTGTCTTGACAAAACACGGGTGCCTGAATGGTCACTCCGTTCTTAGGTGTGCAGACAAGAAATGCCTGCTGCGGAGGTTCATCTGCATAACAGTTGATCCGAGAAAATTCATCGGGTCCTTTTAAACTGCCGTTACATATAAACCCCTGGCTCGCAGCGAGAACCAAAGTATGAAAATGCCCTACCATCAACAAATCAAATGAATCATTCGTTTGCTTCTTGGCTTTATATCTAAATAAAGGAGGGAACAAGCCCCCTACACCTGACGATCCGGCTTTCACAGAATCGCCATGAGTCATTAATACTTTCGTTTCATAAACATCGAAAATGCAATCAGCACTTTCTGGTATGGAGAAAGTTATTCGTTTATCTGCTTTTAAATGGTTAGCGACCATAGTGCAAAGCAGCCAATCAAAATTAGTTTTTACTCGCAGCTTCATACGAGGTTTACGAGTAGTTCGTCCATGATTTCCTACGACACATGGAACGAATACTTTCCCAAAATGGTCAGCAATAGTTGTGATAGAAGAAGCTAAAATTTCTGACCAGTAAACAACAGAATCCATTGTGGTAGTTTCATTAGTCTCTTTTAACTCTTCGTGTATATCACCGCTTATCAGGTCACCACCCAAAGCAACCACAATCCCTTCAATGTTGACGCCTGCTACATAGCTGGTTGACAACTCAATAACTTTTGAAGTCCATTTCTTTAACCTCTGTTCAGCTATCTTCCTGTTGTAAGCGTTCGCCCAACCGATTTCTTCTGGGTTTACAATTTCGTCTAAATGCAAATCAGACAACATAGTGATAATTGTTGCAGCAGTATTTTTTGGTTTGCTCGGCGTTAACCAACCAGGGCATTCACCACCCAACTGTTCATATGTGTCAAGCCGATACTCTGCTGCAATACGTTCTTCATCAAGCTCTTTGATCTGTGTGCGTGCAATAGCTAATTCAGCTTTTGCTTTAGCATGTGCTCGCTCTATACGAGTTAGCCGATCTAAAATGGCAGCTTGTGTGCCGTATTCCTCAAGTGAGGTCAAGTTGTTTCCTTCTTCGTTTGTCGATTATTGGTTCAACTTTTTTTGGCGAAGCATCTTTATATTCTGTGTGTTCTTTTAACCAATCAGAAACAACCTTTGCGCCAGCATTCGATTGCATAATCGCATCAACTGTTTCTTCATCTAGCCGATCACACCAACGACCAGTACCCGCATTTCTTTTACTGTCTGTATACTCTTGCAGGCTTATGGCACTGTTACGAGTCTTACTAGGCATACGCCCTCCCACCAAGTTCCATCGTCGCTGTAACGTATTGGAGACATTTCAATATCTTCAACCGTGACAGATTCGGTTAATTCCCCCTCAGTAAAAGTAACTGTTCTAGCGCTAGTAGCTAAAGTCCTTAATTTCAAATACTCATCTTTGCTGTCATATCCTGCTGATGCTCCTGCACCATATGACGTTTGCACTCTTCCTGATAAAACAAGTGGTGCTATTACTTCTTCCATTCTTTCTGGCTGCGGTCTAGCGTTCAGCGACCAACGTTCAACAGTCGGGCTTATAGCAGTATCAGTTGTATCTCTAACAAGAGTTAATTTCAAAATAAAAGTCTCAGAAGATGGATCATTATTAGTTGGCGAGTAATCACCTTCGGGTGCTGTCGCACTAACAGCTATGTTCGTTGATTGGTTCTCGTCGTCAGTAAGCGCAAAAGTCAAAGAGCCAGGTGAAACAGGTGTAGTCGCACGATAGTTAATTCCAGATGGAGTGTAATCTATACTCGCTTGATAGTCGGTTGTACCCACACCAGGAGCTTGTTGAGCTTTATCAAATCGAGCACTTGCAGAACGTAATACTTTTTTTGCTGTAGTCCCATAAGTAATTGTTCCGACAACAAGTTCAGTGTTTGTTGATTTGGTACCAGCAAAAGACTCTCCGTATAACTCTCCTAAAGAATCTGTAAAAAATACTTTGTCGCTAGTTACCTCAATACTCTGAACGTTGCCTTTAGTCTCTGAATCAAATGCAAGAAATCTGCAATAAGCAGGCTGTAGAACTTCAACAAAGTTTGTAAGATCACCCATCCATACATCTCCATTAGATGTACCCCAGTAAACGTATTTGCCAACAATGCGTGTGCTATAAGCAGCACCACCGTCATTTAATAGTGGGCCAAAAGTAACAGATTTTTGATCGTTGCCATTAATAAGACCCAAACGAAAACCTTTAGTTGTAGATACAGCTAAAAGATCGCCATAAGTGTCCATACCAAATGGACCATTAAACTCTTCACCTACTGGCAATACAGCAGCAGGTACAGGGTAACTTAATGCACCATCAGTTGTTGACGGCGTAACAGCGTATAAAACGCCTTGACCATTCTGATTAAAAGCAAAATATATTGCTTGAGGACCACCCAAAATTTCAACACAAGTACCAGTTAATGTCCGGTCGAAAGTTAAAGCGCTCCCACTTGAATCCAACTCAGTTAATCGCGCGCCATCAGCAGCAATCAAACGCCCATTTGCAAACTCAATAACATCTGCCTGATATGAACCAAAAGCAGCGTCACCTGATGTTGCAGACACAGCAACTTTTCTTATGCCGTTTGAAGCTTGAGCACAATAAATTTGTGAACCATCAGAAGTCCAATCTGTTATTGCATTATTCATATCAACCGATGACGGAGAATATGAACTCACGTTCGGATTTCCAAATTTCATATGTTGTCCATCAGATGTGTAAAACACAGAACCATTTACAAGACGAGAAAAACAATGAGAATTGCTTCCAGTAATCTTAGTTTCTAAATCTGAACTAATTCTTAACTGACCTTTACTGTTGAAAATGTCAACGTTTTTTGATGTATGAAAACGCAACCTGTCAGAATCGTGTAAATCATAATGTGGTTGCCCAGCACCATTTGACCAGTCAGTTTGAGATCTAACCCATTGACCAACATTTGACAAAGTTTGTTCACCAACATCTTCAGACGTATCCCTCTGCTCTCTTTGAGCAGGAATAGTTCTACGACGGTAA